TCACCTCCTGCCTCTCACTTGCAGCCGGTTCAACTCCCGATCGACAGCCCGCTTCGCGCTGGCCTTGGTGCTGTACAGATAGCGCAGGCGGCGCGGCTTGCTCTGGTCTCCCGCGGTGATGGTCTTCTCCGTCCCGCTCTTCTCGTCGCGGTAGTAGGCGATGATGCCGGTGTAGTCGCCGCCGGTGTCGTCGGCCAGGTCGCTGACCAGGTCCTCGGGCAGCTTGCTTTCCAGCTCCAGGCTGGTGATGTAGCCGCCGTCGGCGCTGAGGCTGTGCTGCACATTGCCGCCGTACCAGATGATCGCGTCTATCTCCGTCTTCACGCCCTGCAGGGTGTAGGTCAGTTCCGGGATCAGGTCCGGCCGGCCCCTGGCGAGCACGTAGCTGAGCGTGGCGCTGCCACGCTGCAGGCGGTTCCACTCGGCGCGGGCGGCGCGCAGGGCGCTCTGGCGGTCGCTGTAGGTGTGGCGCAGGTCCTTCAGGTTGTCGCCCTTGGCGCCGGCGATTGCCTCCTGCTTCTTCGCGCTGTTCACGTCGTAGAAGTACGCGCGCACGCCGTCGTAGCTGTCGCGGTCGGCCTGCAGGTAGCGGTGCTGGTCGCCATCCTGGCGGGTGAGGGTGATGTGCGGCAGCGCCAGGCCACTGGCGGCCTTGCCGCCACCGGCCGGCAGGCAGAGCAGGCAGCCGGCTTTCACGGTAGCCACCGCGTCGAAGTCCTCGCCCAGGCGGGTCAGCAAGTTGGCGTCGGACTCGTTGGCCTGGTCCAGCTGCAGGATCGGCAGGCCCGCCAGCGCCGGCGCGAGCACCGGCTTCAGGTTGTTGCCGAGGGCGATGTCGGTGAGTACGTCGCCCAGCGTCTTCGGGCTGCTCCAACTGCGCTCGCGCTTGACCTTCAGGCCCTTGCGCAGGTCCGCCGAGCGGGCGCGGATGCTGAGCACGTCCGGCGCGCCGCTGTGTTCGGTCTCGTCGACGGTGTAGGTGCCCTTGTCGACCAGTCCGCTGTCATTCCAGCCCAGCCAGAGGTGCAGCACGGCGCCGCGCGGAGGGATCGCAAGCAGCCCGTCATGATCGCTGAGTGTCACGCTCAGCTGATCGGCCTCGAGGCCGCGATTGTCGGTCAGGTCTAGGGCGATCAGTCGTGGGCTGATGAGCTGGGCGATGTCGTTGCCGTCGACCGTGAGCCGGAACACCGGTACCGGGTAGCCGGCGTCGCGCTGCAGCTGGTCGACGGCGCTGGTCAGATAGCCCGTCACGCGGGCGAGGGCGGCATCGATCACAGGATGCGTCTCAGCAGGTTGCCAGCGGTACCGAGGACCGAGCCGAGCAGATCGGTACGACCGTCGTCGATGCGCTTGAGCTCGAGGGAGAACTCGATCCGCCGCGGGGTGCCGTCGGCGAAGAAGAGTGTCCGGGTCTCGGTGACGCGCTCGATCACCCATAGGCCGTAGATGCGTCCGGTGCCCTCGACCATGGGCCAGGCCGACCCGGTGTCAGCCATCTGCCGCAGCACGTCCAGGCTCAACGCGCTGCCGGCCAGCTCCGGCAGCAGCACGCCGGGCAGGGTGATCGTGTCGTCGCCGCGACCGACGAACTGGCGCGCCGGCTGGGCACCGATGCGGCTGCTGCTGGCGTGTCGCCACTCGGTCTGCCGCTGGAACTCTTGGTAGGCCAGCGTGTGCAGGCTGAAGACGAACATCCCGAGGGACAGCATCATGTGGTTACTCCCGGTCCTGCAGACGGGCGCGCAGGCGCGCCGCCTTGTTGCGTTCGCGCTCGTCCAGCAGTTGGCTGAGCGTGCGTTTCAGGTCTGCGGTGTCGCTGCCCGCGCCGGCCTGGATGGTGATGTAGTAGGTGTCGCCGCCAATGCTGATTGCCGCTGGCGCCGAGCTGACCGGGGGACGGTTGTCGATGGTGATGGCCTGCGCCGGGGCGCTGGCGCCGAGCACCAGGGCACCGATGGCGCCGGCGCTCTTGCCCAGGTCGCCCAGCATGGCCAGCAACGGCTGGTCGAACATCGGCGAGCGTTGGCGCTGGGCCGCGACCAGTTCGGTCACCACTGCCGGCGGGGTGATCGTAGAGCGGGTGCCTCGGGTCAACTCACTGTCCAGGCCGGCGACAGCCTGGCGGCCTGCGTTGACCAGGCCCTGTCCGATACGTGCAATCACGCCCAGCGGGCCGGCCTGCCCGGCGCCGAGGCCCTGGGCCAGGCCAGCCATGGTGAACCCGCCCAGGTCGGCGAACACCCGCGACGGTGAATGGATGCCAAGCTTGGTCTTGAACCAGTCGATCGCGGCGCCGCCGACGCGCTGGACCGCGCGCTTGATCTGCCCGATGCCGGCGAGCAGGCCGTTCACCAGGCCTTGGACGATCATGTTGCCGAAATCGATGAAGCGTGCCGGTAGGTCGATGCCCAGGTAGCCCAGGACGCCGGAGAACGCACGGTAGATCAGACCGAGGGGGCTGAAATTCATCAGGGTTGAAAGAATGCCCCCGATGCCGCCGTCGAAACCTGCCTTGATCTCTTCCCACAGCCCCAGCAGGTACGCCTTGACGGCGTCCCAGTTGCGATAGATCAGGTACGCGGCGCCGGCCAGCACCGCCACGACGGCGGCAATTGCCAGGACCACCGGGTTGGCGGCCAGGCCCCACAGCGCGATGCTCACGACGCGCAAGGCGGTCACTAGCGGGCCGATCAACAGGCCTGCCAGCATGCGGATCGGTGCGAACAGCAGTTTCAGCAGGCCGATCAGACCGGGCAGGCGAATGCCGATGGTGCCGAGCATGAAGCGGACCGCGATCATCGGGCCGAGGATGCCGGCGAGGGTGATTGCCAGGCTGCCGACGGTGGCCATCAGCGCCGAGAACGCGGCGACGGTGATGACGATGCCCTTGCTGACTTGCGGGTTGGCCTTCAGGAACTCGCCGACGTTGTGCAGCAAGTGACTGACGTCCTTGGCGAGTTCGCGCAGCCAGGGGCTGTTCTTGTCGAACAGCTCGACCGAAATGTTTTCCAAGGCGGCATGCAGCATGGTCATGTCGCCCTTGAGGTTGTCCAACTGGGTGGACGCGACCCGGGCAGCCTCGCCCTCGGAGTTATCCAGGCTGCCACGCATCGATTGGAACTGGCCGCTTTCCACCGCTCGCATCAGTGTGCCAAAGGCGGTAACGGCATACTGCCCGGCGATGTCCTTGTAGATGGCGCCACGCTGGATGTTTCCCATCTTCTTCGTTTTGTCGTTGATGTCCTTGAGGATGTCCAGCATGTCGCGCATGTTGCCGTTGGCGTCCTGGGTCTTCACGCCCAGTTGGGCCACGGCCTTGGAAAGACCGAGACGAGTGAGCACCGAGCGCATTGAGGTGCCGGCCTGGCTTCCTTGTACGCCTGCGTTGCCGAGCAGAGCCGTCGCGGCAGTCACGGTTTCCAAACTCTGGCCATACTCACGACCGACGCCGGCGGAATACTTCAGCGAGTCGCCGAGCATGCGGATATCGACGTTGTTCCGGGTGAACGCTGCAGTCAGTACGTCGGCCACCTGGTCCATTTTCTCTGCCGGAATACCCATCGCAGTCTGGATGTTCGAGGCGATGTCAGCGGTGTCGCCAAGGTCCATATCACCCGCGGCGGCCAGGTTGAGCATGCCGGGCATTGCGCCGAGTATCTGCTTCGCGTTGTAGCCGGTGCGGCCTAGGAAATACTGGCCCTGGGCGACTTCCTTGTCGGTGAATTTGCTGGACAGCGGCAGGGTGCGGGCCTGTTGCCGCAGCGCCTGCATCTGCGGATCGTCCTTGCGCTCGATGCGGGTAACCGCCTGGGTCGCCGACATCGTTGCGTCGAACTCGTAGCCCACGCCGAGCATCTGCCGCAGCTTGTCGCCGGTGTACATGCCCGTCGCGCGCGCCGCCATGCCGGTGCCGGCCAGCGCGGCAGCGCTCTGGATGCCGCGGCTGTAGGTGTTGCGGGCGTGGGTCAGGCGCTCCTGCTGCTGGCTGAGGTTGCGTAAGCGCTGCGCCTGGCTGTTGATGGCGCCATTGGCCGCCTGGATCTGCGCGTGCAGGTCGCGCTCATGCTGGCCGAGGTTGCGGGTGCTGATGCCGGCGTTGCTGAGGCGCGTGCGCAGTTGCTGCAGGGCTTGGCTCTGCTGCAGGTGCTGCTGCTTGAGGAAACCAGCTTCACGGATGGCCCGGTTGTAGTCGCGGGTGAGCGCACGGGTGGGGTTGCCGGCGGCGGCCATCTGCTGGGCCAGCGCTTTCACCCGGGCCTGTTGCCCGGCCAGTGCGGTGCTGACCTGCTCCAGGGCGCCGCGCTGGGTGCGGAAGGCGCGCACGTCGCTCTGCTGAGCGTTGAGCTGCTTCAGACGCTCGCGAGTTGCCTTGAGCGCCCGGGCCGTCGCGTCGCTGCCTTGCATGATGCGACGCAGGGGCGCGGTGGCTCTGTCGATCGCGCTGAGCAGCACGCGCAGCTGCAGGTCATTCGCCATCGGCGGAACTCCGTACCCGGGCGCGTTCGCGCCATTCCATCAGTTCGGTGAGCGAGAGCCGGTCCATATGGTCCGGCGCCCAGTGAAACGTCACGGCCAGGTCGGCCATGGCGTTTTCTACGCGATCAGGGAGGCTGCCGCCTTCGCCCGCTTCTGCAGCAAAAAACCGGCGATCACCTGGCCGCAGGCGAGCAGGTCGGCCGGGTCCATGCCGGCGGCCTCGGGCTCGGTGATGGTCGGCTGGCTGATGCGCGGCAGGATTTTGATGGTCGCGGCCACATCGAACTGCAGCAGGTCGAGCAGGTGCAGGCCGCGCAGTTCGCCAGAAGAGGGCTTGCGCAGAGTGAGGGTGTTGATGATTTGCTCCCCGCGCTTGATGTGCTGGTCGAGGACTACGAAGTTGTCGGTGATGGTCTGGTCTTCGGCCGGCGTTGCGGTGTTTTTTTCGTTTTTCATGGGTTCGGTATCCAAGGGGGAAAGAAACCGCCGGCCGGGCCGGCGGGAAGGGACTACAGGCCGATGGCCTTGCGCTGTGCCTCGAGCAGGTCCTTGCCGTTGACCTTCTCGACGAAGTTCAGCAGGTCGATCTCGATGACTTCCTCGCCGTTGACGACGAGCTTGTAGTAGCTGCAGGTGGTGGTGATCTTGTGCTCGGTGTCTTCGCCGGGCTGGGCGTCACCCATTTCGATGGTCTCGTGCCGGCCGCGAACGACGATTTCGACGGACGTGACCGCGCCGGTATCGTCCTGCTGGTAGGCGCCGGCGAAACGCAGCATCACGCCGCTGGCGCTGACTGCGCCGTACTGCTTGAGGACGGTCAGCTCCAGGCCCCCGACGGTCCACTCGAACTGGATGCCGTCGTCGTCGTGGCCGAGGTCGGCCTTGACCGGACCGTTCATGCCGCCCCCGCGGAAGGCCTCCATCTTGCGGGCCAGCGGGGGCAGGGTGCAGGACTTCACGAGGCCCTGGTAGCTACCGCCGTCGTTGAAGAGGTTCATGTTCTTGAGCTTGCGCGGCATGGCCATGGTAGGGCTCTCCGGGAATCAGGTGGGTCGGCTCCCCGTCCGGGGAGCGCTGGGTGTCAGGCGTTGACGCGGCTGGCGAAGTCGACGAGATAGCTGTCGGTAATCTTCTGGAAGAAGGTCAGGTCCTCGAGCGGCGGCACCGGGGTGTAGTCGTAGGTGATGCGCAGCTTGCCGGCCTTGAGCGTGTCCTTGTCGTTCATGCTGGGGTCGTACCAGGCCTGGGCGTCGATGATCAGGCCGAGCCCCTTGAGCTCGCGGAACTTGGCGTTCACGCCCTCGAGGATGTCGCGCACCAGCGACGGGTGCATGGGCTTGTCGACCGCACACATGTGCGCTTCGGCGATGGTGTCGGCCAGCACCTGGGCGGTGCGGGTGTAGTTCTCGAACGCGAACAGCGGATCATCGCTGCAGGTGCGCGAGCCCCAGAAACGGAATCCGCCTTCCTGCACCAGGGTGGTGACCTCGTTCTCGTTGAGGTAGTTGGCGTCGGTGCTGGGGCTCTGCAGGTCCCAGAACACGTCGGCGCTGATGCCGGTCACGCCGTTGACGGCGACGTTCGACAGGGTCTTGTGCCAACCGACCTCCTGATCGATCCGGGCGCGCAAGCCCAGTGCCTGGGCAACAGCTGGCGCAGGCACGGTCTGGTTGACCACGGTGCTCCACGTCAGGAAGTCCGGCCAGATCACCATTGCTTCGCGCGCGGCGAAGTTCTCGCGGTAGGCGGTGGCCTCTTCCTTGGTCTTGCAGCCGTTGGCGGAGACGTAGGCGAAGCCGCGCAACTGCTGGGCGATGGCGATGAGTGCGGTAGCGACCGGCTGTGTATCCAGGCCCGGCACGCCGAGGATGCGCGGTACCACGCCCAAGCGGGCCTTGGCAGCGAGCAGGGCCTTCATGCCGGTGTACTTGCCTTCGGCGCTGACGCCGCCGATGACGGCGCTATTGGTCGCGGCTTCATCCTCGCCCGGCTTCACCCGTACCACAACGGTGGCTGCGTTGGCCTGGTCGGCGATCGCCTGCAGGCTTGCGGGCAGCGTACCGCTGGTGCCTGCTTTTCCGATGGCGGCCTGCACGTTGGTGATGAGTACCGGTGTATCGAGTGGAAAGGCGGTGGCGTCTGCGTCTTCGGCGGTGGCTACCAGGCCGATGATCGCGGTGGCGATGGTGCGAATGGGGCGGGTCCCGTCATTGATCTCTTGGACCCGGACACCGTGATGGTATTGGTCAGCGGCCATGGGGTGTGCCTGTGCAGTGGTTGGATGACACTGCACAGGCTGCCGCGCGCGCGGCGATGGGGCGAGGAGGGACGCTTGTACGGCGGGAAGCTACAAGACGCCGTCTTCGATCTGGTGATAAAGCCAGTCCGGTGCTGTCGGCCTGTGCTCAGCGAGCGGAAACGCGCCGAGCTCCGGCCAGTCGCGTAGCTGGCGGCGGTATACCTGCAGCGCCTGGTACTGCTCCGCGCTGAGCGTCGTTGTACCAAACTCGAGCTCGTCGCGATGGCGCATGATCAGGGTATCCGTGTCTTTCAACTGCTGATTTCGCCAGACTCGCTCTCTTGTGGCTTGCTCCTCAACGGTGGGCGGTGGTGGCTCCTTCGTCATCGGCTGCCCATCGGGACCCGCACAGATAATCCTGCCAGCACTCTGTTCGTCCATGATCCTGGAATGAACCTCTTCGCTGACAAGAACTCCGTCTTCCGGCCAACTGCCGCTGGCCTCGTATGCTTCGCGCATGGAAACGGGGTAGAACGCCACAATGCTCGGTGAAAACATGTAGTCAGTCATGTATTTGGTGTCCTATCTCATGTGAACGGTGAATCTCCTTGCTTAGGGGACTCAGTACCCGATAGCGAAAACGTTGATGCCGAAGTTCTGCACGGTGCCGATGTACTCGGTCGTCACGATGGTGACGCTCGTCGTAGACATAGCCTTCTCCGCAACCGTAACCGTTGAGGCCGAAGTGGCTGGCCGTCCCAACTCCCTTACTGTTGGAATAACGTGCAGACACGCGTTGGGGAAAGGCGTAGGAAATGTCACGACTTTGTCCAGGAAACCCCCGGGGTGATCACCCACAGGCAAGTGGAGCCACTGGAAGATAAGTCCTGTGTCATTGTCCTTGAACCATCCATTGCCCCCTCTACTCGCGGTGGCAATAGCACCTGCTCCAATGTTGCTGCGAGCCGTCGTGGCATTGTTCGCCCCAAGGCCGCCTCGAGCCAGCGGCAGGATGCCAGACGTAATCTGGCTGGCGTCGTGGATGTGCGCCGTGGGTGGAAACGTCGCGGGCTTTCCTGGCAGCGAAGACCAGTTGTACTCCGACTTGGCCACGTAGTTGCCCGGGTTGAAGTTGCCGGAGTCCCATGCCCGGAACCATCCTCCCCAGGTTCCGTTGTATCTGCAGCGCCAGTACAGACCACCAGCGGCATAGCCACGATAGGTCTGATAGATCATCGAGGAGGTTGGAGCATGCACCGTCAAGATGCCGGCCTCGCCCACCGGATAGTTCGCGCCGTTCTGTGCGTTCGCGCTGAACGGTTGATGCCACCAGCCCGACGCAATCATTGAATCCAAGTTGACGCCGCCACCCAGTACGCCATCCGGCGCATGAGCGAACGCCCCTCCCAGATCGCAGCGGACCCAGGCTGACCACTCTCGCTTCGAAGGATCAGTCGTTGCGGGGGAGCCGTAGGCATAACGAACGTACATGTCAGCCACGCCGGCATAGCCGGTTGCGATCTGCGTCGCGTTGCCTTCGACGCTCGGGTAGAACATCGTCTGGATGTAGTAGTAGCGGCCAGCCACTGGGCCATTCGCGTGGTTGGTCAGTACCAGCGGAATGACCACCGAGTTGGGATCAACGCTGGTATGCACAGCCGTGGCCAGTCCCTGCGACACCAACGGCAAGCGCTCAAGATCGAGTCGGCCGGTAGCAATCTTCGAAGCATCCAACGCAGGAATGTCCGCTGCCGTCAGGCCACCGCCCCCCGTAACCAGCCCCTTGGCGTTAACGGTGACTTTGGGGTAGGAGCCGGCACTTACGCCCGAGTTCGCGAGCGTGACCGTTATTCCAGCGTTTGAGCTACCGTCGAACGTTGTCGAGCCGCTGGCGTCCCCACCGAGGTAGATCGTACGAGGGACGGCGAGTTTGACTGCCGTTGCAGCCTGACCAATACCGTTTCCGGTACCGCCTCTGGCAGCAGGTAAGATGCCAGAGGTGATTTTTCCGGCATCAAGGGCCGGAATATCACTCGCTACAAGCCCACTGGCTCCGGTAACCAGTCCTTTGGCGTTCACCGTGACTTTCGCGTAGGTCCCGGCGGTGACGCCGGAGTTGGCCAGCGTCAGGACTCCGTTGACGTTTGTGGCCCCATCGAACCGAGCTGACCACGTTGCATCGCCGCTCGCGCTGAGCGTGATGGGCGCTGCAAGCCGGCTGGCAGTGGCTGCGTTGCCCGTAATCGAGGCCGGTAGTAGTCCGGCCGCGTTCAGCCTGAGCAGCTTGTTCGCAGTCGGGGTAGTGACCGCCTCGCTGGCATGCAGTGCGTCAGTGATGCCGTAGCCGCCCAGCGTGGTCGGGTTGCTGCCGGCGGTGACGATGCCATTGGCGTTGACGGTGACCGCACGGTAGGTGCCGGCACCCACGCCGGAGGCTGGCAAGGCGATGGTGCGATCCGCAGACAAATCGCCACCGCCGACCAGGCCGTTGCCGGCCAGCACCTTGCGTCCCTTGAAGTCCGCGGCAACCTTCGCCGTCACCCAGTCCTGAGTGGCGTAGACGATGCCGTCGTCGATGATCAGTTCGACGTGCTCCATGCCGGATAGGATGATCTGCACGCAGATGGTCTGGGTGCGCGCGCTCCCGCTCTCGACGCTGGCCTTGAAGCTGGGCGGGCAGTTGGCGACCGCCACGAACTTCCCGTCGGCGTCCTCGAGGCCGATCTCCCGTATCCAGAATCCACCGATGGCCATCGGCAGTACCAGCTCGGCGATCAGTACGTTTGCGCTCTGCTCGGAGACGAACAGGCGGTTCAGTTGAGCACGGTAGCGCTGGCGAATCAGCTTGGTCTGAGCGGCCGAGGGGATGGGGTCAGCCGTCTCGCCGGGCGCGCCGCCGGCGTCACCGATGAGCATATGGGTGGGCTGCCACTTCTTCCCGGCTTCGCTCGCCGCGATCAGCGCTGCCGCGCCGATGTCGGTGAGCAGGCCGCCGTACTTGGGAGTCGTCATATCACTGCTTCCAGGGGCTGATTTCCAGGGTGTCGCCGTCGATCGTCGCCAGGCCGTGGCGGGCCAGGATGTCCGGCGTGATGCGCAGGTCTAGGCGGGTCAGGTGTCGGCTGACTGGGCGCACGTCGTCGAGCAGGCGCTCGAGCTCGAGCACGGTCTCCTCGTCGAGACCGTTGTCGCTGACGTCGACGGTGATTTCGAAGGTGCCGGGGACGCCGGCGGGGGTCTGTTGCCACCACTCGAGGATGTCGGTCAGCGAGCCGACGGGCTCGACCACGCGGCGCAGGGCGCTCAAGGTTCCCTTGTGGGAGTGGACGAGGTAGGCATCCCGAATGACCTGGCGCTTCACACGCTCCGGCCAGGTGCTGTCCCAGCGATCGACGGAGAACGCCCAGGCCAGGTACGGCAGAAGGGCGACCGGGCAGGTGCTGGGGTTCCACAGTTGGCGTAATGGGATCGGTACCCGCTCGATCTGCGCCAGGGCTTCGGCGGCCAGGCGCTCCAACTCGGTGGCGTTGCGTGGGAGCAAGCTGGGCATCACTCATCCCCCAGAGTCAGCGTAATTCCGGTGCAGTAGGGCGCCTGGGCCGGTGTAGCGGCGATGTCCGACCAGTTGCTGAGCGTGACCTTGCGCACGCCTTCTACGTGCAAGGCCGCATGCACCGCCGACTCGGACACCTCCATGCCCAGGCGTCGACGCTGATGGACGTATGCCGTCAAGCGGGCCCGGGCGGCATCGAGTATCGGCTCGGATTCCGGGCCGATGGTGGCCAGGTAGAGCGTCGCGTCGACACGGTACTCGAGCACCTGGGCGGACTGGACTGTCAGGCGGTCCGTGACGGGCCGGCGGTCGGCGTCGTTGAGGTAGGCGTCGACGATGGCCAGCAGGTCCGCCGGGGCGCTGCCGTTGCCCTGGGCGGCCTGTACAGTCACCACGACAACGGCAGGTGATGGGCTGACGGCCGAGGCATCGCCGACGCGGCCATCGGCGGCGCGGGCGTGGAAGATGTAGCTGTTACGCGGTCCCGCGGTGCTGAGGCCTTCCCATGCCATCTGCGCCCGCTCGCGCAGGCTGTCGTCGGACTCCAGCAGTTCCGGCACGGGCGGCACCTTCGACGGATCTCCGGGCTGGATAACCAGGCGCTTGACGTTGTAGTTCGCGGCGAGCTGGTCGAGGTCGGCGCCCTGGGCGCTGGCCAGCATGTTGGCGAGAGCCGCCTCGTTGACCCGCTGGCGCCAGAGCATTTCGCGGTACGCGTTTTCCTCGAGCAGCTTGGTCAGCGGCTCGGACTCCAGGGCGAGGCGGGCGGCGATTTCCGCCTGCTGATCCTCCGGCCAGAGGCTGATGGCGTAGGCCTTGCGCTCGGCGAGTATCTGCTCGTAGTCCAGCTGCTCCACCGCGTGTGGTGGCGGCAACTGGCTGAGGTCGATGGCGACGAAGTTCGTTGTCATGCGCTGGCGCCCATCTGCAGGGGGATGCTCAGGTTGTGCGGTTCGTTGCTGTCCACCAGGGTGGCGTCAATCTCCATGAGCACCTGGCCGGCCAGGTTCTGGCCGGTGATCTGGACACGGCTCAGGCGGATGCGCGGCTCCCAGCGCATGAGGGCCATGGCGGTGGCGGCATAGACCTGCAGGCGGGTGGTGTCGTTGAACGGAGCATCGATCAGCTCCGGCAACTGGCTGCCGTATTCGCGCCGCATGACGCGGCTACCAATGCGAGTGGTGAGGATGTCGGCGATCGACTGGCGGATGTGTGCCAAGCGGTCGATGGCGCCGCCGGTATGGGCGTTCATTGCGGTTTCCCCGTCGTAGCGCCGCCCGGCATGACGCCGCCGTGGGTATGACCGACCAGGCTGATGCCCTTGGCGATCACGTCGACGCTCACGGTGACCTTGCCGGTAACGGTCTGGTTGCCGGTCTGGATGTAGTCGCCCTGGTGGGTGATGTCGCCGACGATGCGGATGCCGCCGTCGCTGATGAGCTCGGTGGTACCGCCGGCGGGAAGAACTGCGCGCAGGTGGTGGGCGGCGCTGTCGTACTCGATCACCGCGCCGTCGCGGTAGGTGGTGCGATGCAGGGCGTCGCGGTCGCCGTTGGGCGGGATCAGGTCACTGAACAAGCCGGTCAGGACCACGCCATTGGCGGTCTGCCCGGATGGGCTGAAGAGCAGTACTTGCTCGTTCAGGGTGGGGGCGTTCCATTCGCGGTCGGCGCCGGCCCGCGGCGATGCCCAGGGTAGCCAGCCGGTCAGCAGGTTGCCGGTCAATACACGGACACGCTGCGCCGCATGATCAACCGCGGCGATGGTGCCGAGGCGGATCAGGTTCTCGATCATGCGGGAGAGGGCGGCGAAGTCGTTCATGCCGCCGATAGTGGGCGACGCGCGCGCGGGAGGCAGCCAGCGGCGTTTGTAGCGGCCACGTGTACATGCTCAGGTTGGAATGTGAGCGAGCAGCCCCTCACGGATCATCTCAAGGTCGGCTTCGGTGAAACCGAGTAGACGCCGCTGTGCATAACGGACCTCTGGGGCGCCACGCTCGGCGCGATCCTTCAGCCCGTACTGGTGGACTCGCGCGATCCGCGTGACCCGGCCGGCGAAGGAAACCGTGATCGCCTGGGCGTCGCCCTTGGCGCGCAGATAGCGCACCGTGCGCAGCTTCTGGAACATCTTGATCTTGCGCCGAATACGGCCCTGCTTGCCGCGCAGTTCGCGCTTCTTGCGTGGCTCGTAGGCGCTGCCGTCGGGGTTGCGCTGTGCCATCACGCGCTTCTGTTGGCTGCGCCGTAGATCGCGGGCGAGCGAACGCGCGAGGGCAGCACGAGGGCCTGGCTCGAGGGCGCGGAGAATCGGCCCTGCCCAGTCTTCCAGAGCCTGGAGGCTGTCAGCCATTGGCCGGGCGCCTGATCTGCGGCGTCTCGAGCATGACGGCCTCGGTGGGCTTCGGCGGTGTCCACTCGGCCAGCAGCTCGCCGTTGGCGAGCATCTGCATCGGCCCATCGACCTCGATGGCCTCGGTGAGCTGGGGCTCTTCCGGGTGACTCACGTCGTAGCGGCCATCCTCGCGGCGCTTGACGACGACACGCTCGGTCAGCGGCAGAACGATACCGAGGTCGACCTTGCTGCGGTCGAGCATGTCGGCCTCGAAGGTGATGCCGTCCTGCACCTTGGTGAGGTTGGCCAGCAGATCCGACTGGTTCACCAGCAGCCAGCCGAGCAGCGGCAGAAACACGCTGTCGGGGTGCCCGGCGAAGTCGGTGAGGATCACCTGCAGGTCATACGCGTATTCGAAGGACAGGCTCTCGGCCGAGGTGCTGCGGACCCGGCCGTTGTCGATGAATATCACCAGGCGGTCGCCGTTGTTCCTGAGTTCAGGCACCGCGGCGAGCAGATGCGCCTTCAGGCTATCGGGCTTGTTCATGGGTAGCCCCTTGGGTGCGGATGATCATGTCGACCTTCGCGGCGCATTCGGCCCAGGCCAGGCCGATACGCTCGACTTCAGTCTGTAGGCCGCCGTTGTCCTTCGGTGCCGCTGACTCCAGGCTGCAGGGCGTCACGGCGGGACAGCCACTGATGGTAAGCGGCCGCTCCGGTGATAGCGGGGCGCTGTTGCAGCCGGCGAGCAACATCAGGCAGAGGCTGATCAGCCCACTGGCGATAGGGTTCATCGTCACGTTTCAGGTCCTCGATCAAGCGTTCGCGGATGGCCAGTGCCTGGCGCAGCTGCTGCCGCTGTTGGTCCAGGTCGGCCTGGGCCAGGCGCTCGCGGGAAAGGGCGGCCTCGAGGGCCGTGATGGTGCCGGCCTGGCGGGAAAGCTGGGCGTCGCTGGCTTTCCTCGCCAACTCGGCCTGGGCCAGGCGGGCCTGCGCCAGGTCGATGCGCTGCTGCTGTACCCACAGGAGCAAGCCGAGGGCACCGAGCAGGGCGGCGCTGTACAACACCTGGCGCAGAAGGCTCACGTGCTGGCCTCGGCGCAGTTGGCGTGTTGCTCGTAGGCTCGCGCGAGCTTGGTGTCGTAGAGGTTCCGCTTGTAGTCGGGGCCGTTGTAGAGGCGGGCGAAGTCGGCCCATTTGCGAGCCTTCAGCGCCTTGTGTAGCGCCGGGTCGGTGTCGATGAAGCGGACGAACGCTTCGAACTGGGCCGACTCGCTGCGCCCCATGGACTCGGCGAAGGCCTGCACGCTGACGTAGCCCAGGCGTTGCCAGTGGAAACCCATGATCTGGAAGGCGCCCCAACTGGCCGACTCCAGGGCGGCGGTATCGTCGATCTGGCGCGCGTTCGCCAGGCGCTGGTGCTCGGCGGTTCCACCGGCATAGCCGCCCGGGCGAGGGTTCACCAGCGCGGGGAACTGTGCGGCCAGTTGGTCGGCGGTGACCTGATCGTGGGCGGCGAGACGGCGGTACATGATGTGGCGTTCGAACAGGATTGCCGGCTTGCCGTTGCCCAGGAACCCCTGGCCGTTTGACTCGACCTGGTTGACTGCATAGATCGTCGCCAGCGGCAGGCCGAGGCGAGCTCCGGCGGCGACGAGGTCGGCGTTCTGCAGCAGGTGCGAGCAGTCAGCGCCGCCGAGGGCGGCCAGGGTCTTCGGGCCAGCGATGCCATCGGCGACCAGTCCATGCGAACGCTGGAAGGCACGCACCGCGGCCTCGGTGGCGGCGCCGAAGTGGCCGTCCTCGTAGAGGTTGGCGCCGGCCCAGGTGTTCAGTCGACGCTGAAGCTGGAGGACCTCTTGAGAACGGTCACCATATCGAAGGGTCATGCGGATGGCCTCAGCAGGGCGGCGACGTTGCCGCGGGAACGGAAGATCAGCAGGCACAGCAGGGCGGCGACGATGGCGTGCCAGATGCTGACCGGTGGGCGGTAGAGCAGGATTTCCAGACCGCAGATGGCCATGGATGCGCCGAGCAGGCTGGCGAGCAACGAGACGCTGCGGCGGAAGCGGGCGCCGCAGCGCTGGTAGCAGACCAGGCGCAGCGCGGCAGCGATGTAGGCCAGGGCGGCGATCAACGGAACGGCAGTCATGAGCATGTCAGCGACCTCCTCGGATGCGGCGCCAGAGGTCGTCGAAGTCGACCTTGTCGACCCAGGCGACCGCCTTGAGGCTGAGGGGAATGACCACCAGGGCGCAGACGAAGGCAGAGAAGGCCAGGTTGGTCAGCCAGGGCACACGGGCGAGGGCGACATCGGCGAACAGGTAGCCGACGCAGGTCGGCAGGATCAGCGACAGCAGGCGCGACCAGGCCTTCAGGTCCTGCTTCGTGCCGGTGGCCAGCCAGGCACCGAGCAGGGCGCCGAACAGCATGCCGCCGTCGACCGGAAGGGTTACGCCCAGGCCGAGGCCCATGATGGCGCCGGCCGTGGCGGTGGTGGTGAGGTCAGCCATGCGGGGTGGTTCCTTGCAAAGTGGTCAGTCCCATAGGTTCACCATCTGCCGTTCCGGGGCGGCTGTCGGAATGTCCGGCATGGTGACCTTGAGGCCAGGGGGGAGGGTGGGGCCGTGGTCGGCCAGGCCGTGGTTCGCCTCGAGGACCGCCTCGGTCACGCCGGCGGTGCGGCCGTAGTGCCGCCAGCACAGCGCCTCGACGGTGTCGTTCTGGTGGGCGATCGCGACGGCGGCCATCAGATCAGCTCCACCGTCGTGCGGGGACGCTTGAGAAAGTCGCGGATCGCCCAGCGCTGGTCGCGGCGGTAGTCGTCGATGGTGGTGGCGATGTCCTGGGCCTTGTCGTTGCCGCTGGTGGTGGTGTCGTACCAGCGGTAGCGCTCGGCCACTTCGGCGGCGGTGGCAGACTGCACGGCGCGCAGATACAGCTGCACCAGTTCGGAGGTGTCCCGCACCTTGTCGGACGGCACCTGGGCGAGTTCGGCATAGCCGGCCGCGATCTTCTCAAGGCGCCAGGCCCGCAGCTCGCGGTTGACGCTGATCACCGCGGCAATGACCGCAACTTCGAGGCGCGCTGGATCGACGCTGGAGTCGATGCGCAGGTTCGCCCGCACATGCTCGAGCTCGATGGTGGGCCAGAAGGGATCGCTGTTGATGTGCCCGCTCGGGACCGGGCCGTTGGCGATGAATCCGCTCATGCTGCTGCTCGCTTGAGGTCGCCGGTGGTCGGGGCGTCACTGCTCAGGAAGGAGAGGACCTGTCAGATCGGCCCCGAGCCGGCGGGGCGCGGGGTACGCTCGGTCAACCGCCAGAGGCGGTCAGTTTCTTCTGGAGCCGTTCGGCGGCCTCCAAATCCTTCTTCCCGCCGCACTTGTCGTGCAGCTGGATCGCGCGCTTGAGCAGATCGATGCCGGCTTGAACCTGCCCGGGTTGCCCGGGGCTCTCCACAGAAAGGCCTTCCAGGGTGGCATGGCCGGCGGCGAGATAGAGCTTCGCGCGGGCTTCGTCGGGCATGTCGGCCTGGTCGGTGAGCAGGAGGGTGCGATGCAAGGTCGCAAGGTCGAAGCTGCCGCCGGTCTTCTGTGCCTTGAGCGCGGCCTCGGCGATCTCTTCGGCGATGACGCAGCCGGCGGTACGTGCGAAGCGGTCGGGCATGACCAGGTCGTGTGCGAGCACGTAGTCGGCGATGTCCAGGGCGCCGGCGTAATCGCCGGCATCGATGCGCCAGAGCATGACGGTGGTGATCACCTCGTCCTGGGCGCCCTTACCGGCCTGCAGCACGCCGGAAATGTACGGTTGGTAGGCCGGCAGCAACTCGACCTTGAGTGCTGCCTTGCCTTCGCCGGATTGGATGTTCTTCAGGCGGCTGCGATCCTGATACAGCTGGGCGAGCTGCAGCTCATAGGCGTTCGCGCCTTCCATGCCCTGGTGCGGGGCAGTGGCCGCCGCCTCTTGAGCGGCGGTCACGCGCAGGAAGTGCGCCTTGGCGGGACTGAAGGCCATGTCATCTACTCCGCGACTTCGATGTTCTCGACCAGGCAGCCGAGGCCGTAGTCCTCGACGACGTAGGCGTCGTTGCTGGACTCGTAGTTCTCGATGCGGTTCTTCTCCGGTACCTCCTTCAGGTAGCGGCGGCGACCGCCGATCTGCCAGTAGAGCGACAGGTTCTTCAGGGTGGTGACCATGAGGCCCTTCTCGGGCACGTAGGGCACTTCCACCGGCGGCAGGCCGCCCATGCGCTTCTGCGACAGGATGAGGTCGGTGGCGATCTTCTCGGTTGCCGGCTGGTCCTTGTTCACCATCGGGAAGTACTTGTCGTGGACCAGCTCGCGGCCGAGGATCACCACCAGACCCGGGTCACGGCGGTGCCAGGGATCGATCAGGCTGCTGACCACGTCGAACACCAGGGCGTCGAGGTTCTTGTAGTCGGCGTCGGCGCCGTTGCCGACTACCACCTTGCCGGCGGTCTTCCCGTCCTTCAGTACCCGTGCCGGAGCGTTGTTGCGGTACTGCTGGAACCAGCCAATGTTCACGTCCTGCAGCAGCGGGTTGGCGGCGCGGTTGGTGGTAGCCGCGGCGCTGGTACCGTTGAAGCCGATCATCAGGCGGTCGAGGGCCTGGCGCTTGAGGATCGCGTCGCGCAGCAGGGCCTGGAACTCCGGGAACTTGGCCCAGGCGTCGAGCATGGCGTAGGTGATGGCGGTGTCGAAATCGGTGTGCTTGCACTCGTAGCGCTGGTTGTCGAGCGCGGACACGTCGCGCGGCTTGCGTACACCGTCGCCAGTGGTATCGGTACGGCTGGCGATGGTGCCGCTGACGCCGATGCCGATCTTCTCGCCCTGCAGCTCGTCGACGCCGTAGACGTTGATCTGCTTCAGGAACTCGCTGGACTCCTGAATGCGTTGCTCCAGCTTCTGCTGGACACTCGGCTCGACGGCGAAGGTCTGGACGGCGGAGTTCACGCCGTTGAGCTTGGCGAGCTGCGCCAGGTAGGCGTCGAACTGTTTGCGGGTTTCGTTGCGCATGGTGCTTTTCCTTTGGATACCGGGGCGGGGGACGGTTAGCAGTCGGTCAGGGCGACACTACCGCCACCGGTGACCGGGGGCCGCTGCTGTTGGCTGTGGTCCCGGGTGCTATCGAGGGTGCTCTTGAGGTCCGCCAGTTCCTTGGTGACCTTGTCCAGCTGGCTGGCCAGTTGCTGGGTCTGCTTCTTCTGCTCGCCGAGTTGCTCGCCCAGGTCGCGGCTGTGTTCGGCGATCGCTTCGACGGCCTCGCCGACCTGGCCGAACTCGGCTTGGGTGCGGGCTTCCTTGCCCTTGAGCAGTTCCTTGACCTTGGTGAACAGCGCTGCGCCGACCGAGGGCTTGTCCTCGTATTCCTCGAACTCGAGGGTGCCTTCTTCGGCAGCGCTGAACAGGGTGTCGGGGTTGGTCTTGCGGCTGGCGAGGGTGCCGTTCTTTGCGCTGAAGGACAGCGCCTCGGTGCCCAGGCTGGCGGGTGAGTCGGTAATGGCCAGGCCGACCAAGTAGGCCTTGCCGGTGTCGGCGAACTTGGGATCGATCTCGACCGAGGTGTAGACCTTCTGCCGCTGCTTGTTCAGTTCCAGCAGCGCCTGGTTGGGCTCCAGTTGGGCGAAGAGTGCGAGCTTCTTCTGCCCGTTGATGTCGATCTCTTCCGCCTTGCACGCCAGCACGTCGCCATAGGCGCCGAACTCACCAGCCGGCCAGGCCCACTTGATGTGCTCGCAGTTGATCCGCGCGCCGTAGGTGTTGGGGTCGTACTGCGCGGCCATCTGCTCGATCCAGTCGCGCTCGATGTTGCGGCCGTCCGTGGTCGCCCCTTCGACGGCGATGCGGAACCATTTGCTGCGGAATTTCTTCATGCCGGGAGTCCTCAATGCGGCTGATGCGGGGTGCATGGCAATGAGGGGCATGTTCGGGACGCGCGCGCGGCCCAGCAATCACGCGGGATTGTAGGGGGCGGAGCTACAAGGGGCGGCGCTACTGAGGGGCGAGGGTGGGCGGCAGCATCTGCGCCATGAACGCTGCCGTCGAAATTCCCATCCGTGACAACCGCCGCCAGGCCAAATTCCTGTACTGGATGGGCTGGCGTGTCTGCGACATCGCCGATCACCTGGGCGAGAAGGACAAGACCCTTCACTCATGGAAGGACCGCGACGGATGGGACCGGGCCGACAGCGTAGAACGGATCGGGGGCGCCCTGGAAGCCCGATTGGTTCAGTTGATCCTGAAGGACGGCAAGACCGGCGGTGACTACAAGGAAATCGACCTGCTGCATCGGCAGCTTGAGCGCCAGGCGCGGATCCAGCGCTACCAGGGCGGTGGTACGGAAACCGACCTGAACCCCGAGCTTGCCAAGCGTAACGAAGGTCCCAAGCGCAAGCCGAAGCGCAACGACATCAGCGAGGAGCTGATCGAGAAACTGGTCGAGGTCTTCCTCGATGAGTGCTATGAGCACCAGAAAGACTGGTACCGCGCCGGCAACCAGCGAACCCGCGTCATCCTGAAAAGCCGCCAGATCGGCGCCACGTTCTACTTCGCCCGCGAGGCGCTGATCGATGCACTGACCACCGGGCGCAACCAGATTTTCTTGTCCGCATCGAAGAATCAAGCGCACATCTTCAAGGGCTACATTCAGGCCTTCGCGCGTGATGTTGTCGGGGTTGAACTGACGGGAGACCCGATCACGTTGCCCAATGGCGCGGAACTGCACTTCCTCGGCACCAATGCTCGGACGGCTCAGGGCTACCACGGAAATTTCTACTTCGACGAGTTCTTCTGGACCTTCAGGTTCCAGGAGCTGAACAAAGTCGCCTCCGGGATGGCGATGCAGCGCGAGTACCGCCGGACCTACTTCTCGACGCCTTCGAGTATGGCCCATGAGGCGTACACCTTCTGGACCGGTGAGCGCCTGAACAAGGGCAAGCCGAGCGCCGAACACATCAAGATCGACGTGAGCCACGATGCCCTGCAGCAGGGGCGTCTGTGCGAGGACCGCATGTGGCGGCAGATCGTCACGATCCTCGACGCCGAAGCGCGCGGTTACGACCGATTCGACATCGATGAACTGCGCCTGGAGTACGACGCCGAGGCTTTCCAGAACCTGTTGATGTGCGAGTTCGTCGACGATGGCGCGAGCATCTTCCCTCTGACCATGTTGCAACCGTGCATGGTCGATAGCTGGGACCTGTGGTCGGAGGACTACAAGCCGTTCGCGCTGCGCCCGTTCGGCGATCGCCCGGTGTGGATCGGCTATGACCCCGCCGAGACGGGCGACACCGCGGGTCTGGTGGTGGTGGCACCGCCGGCGGTACCGGGCGGCAAGTTCCGCGTGCTGGAGCGCCATCAATTCCGCGGCAAGGACTTCGCCGAGCAGGCCGAGTTCATCCGCAAGGTGACCCAGCGCTACTGGGTCACCTACATCGGCGTCGACACCACCGGCATGGGCTCTGGCGTCGCGCAGCTGGTGCGCCAGTTCTTCCCGGGGGTGCGCACCTTCAGCTACTCGCCCGAGGTGAAGACGCAGTTGGTCATGAAGGCCTGGTCAGTGATCAAGAACGGCCGCCTCGAATTCGACGCCGGCTGGACCGACCTGGCCCAGGCGCTGATGGCTATCCGCAAGACCATCACGGCCGGAGGGCGCCAGTTCACCTATACCGCCGGCCGCAACGACAACACCGGCCACGCCGATCTGGCCTGGGCGCTATTCCACGCATTGCAGAACGAGCCGCTCGAGGGGCAGACCCCCGCGAATACCGGGCGCATGGAGATTTTCGGATGAGCAAACGTCGCAGCTACCGCCGCCAGCAGCCAGTTACAGTCCAGTCCGCCCAGGAAGGCGAGTTCATCCCGCGCCAGGGTGGCCGTGCCGAGGCCTTCACCTTCGGCGACCCGATGCCGGTGCTCGACGGGCGGGGCATCCTCGACTACCTCGAGTGCCCGTCGAACGGGCGGTGGTACGAGCCGCCGCTGTCCATGGAGGGGCTGGCCAAGGCGGTGGGGTCGAGCGTCTACCTGCAGTCGGGCCTGAAGTTCAAGCGCAACATGCTGGCCAAGACGTTTATCCCACACCGCCTGCTCAGCCGGGCGACGTTCGAGCAGTTCTCCCTGGACTGGCTGACATTCGGCTCGGCCTACCTCGAGCAGCCTCGTTCGCGCCTGGGTACGCGGATGCCGCTGCAGGCGCCGCTGGCCAAGTACATGCGCCGCGGCACCGATCTGGAGACGTTCTACCAGGTGCGCAGCTGGAAGGATGAGCACGAATTCGAGAAGGGCAGCGTGATCCAGCTGCGCGAGGCCGACATCAATCAGGAAATCTACGGAGTGCCGGAGTGGTTCTGCGCCCTGCAGAGCGCCCTGCTGAACGAGTCGGCCACGCTGTTCCGGCGTAAGTACTACAACAACGGCAGCCACGCCGGCTTCATCCTCTACATGACCGACGCCGCGCAGAACGAGGAAGACATCGACGCGCTGCGCACGGCGCTGAAGACCGCGAAGGGGCCTGGCAATTTCCGCAACCTGTTCGTCTACGCGCCGAACGGGAAGAAGGAGGGGATCCAATTGATTCCGGTCAGCGAGGTCGCGGCCAAGGACGAGTTCGGCTCGATCAAGAATATCAGCCGCGACGACCAACTTGCCGGTCTGCGGGTCTATCCGCAACTGATGGGGGTGGTGCCGCAGAACGCCGGCGGGTTCGGATCCATCAGCGACGCAGCAGCGGTCTGGGCCAGCCTGGAGCTGGAGCCAATGCAGGCGCGCCTGCAGCAGGCCAATGAGCTGATTGGGGAGGAGGTCGTGAGGTTTGCGCCATTCGACGCGCTGGGAGAGAAGTAGCAATCAGCCGTACTTGCCATGCTCGCAGTTGATCAGAGGGGGGAGGGGACTACTTCGTAAGATTTGATTTTCAGAGTTTCTCTAGTGCAGCTTGACGCTTTTCCATGTAGCGAGGATCTTCAAGTTGCAACTTCTTTCCGTCGAAAGAAAGGAGTGGAGATGTCCATTGGCACTGATTATCGATTGGCTGGTTGCACCACAGAACGGGGCCATTTGCATCAACCATTGATGTATCGGAAGGTTCTCCAAAACGTCTACTGATCTGCTCTATTAATCGCGGGTAGGAGGACTCCTCAGTAATGAAGGAAGCGACGAGGTGAGGATTCGGTGTCCCTGGATCATCAAGCTCAAACCCAACAAAATACTTCAAGTCGCCTACCTGCAACTCCATTGTTTTGCTGAGCATCCTTCCGGTTATAGGGCATTTCAGCTTAGGGCCTAGTAGAATTTGATTTGGTTCGACTCTCAGAGTACTTGTCAGAGCAGATAAAACTTGTTCACGGGACATTCCGAGTTTTACGCCAGCAATACTGATGTTTTCTATGTCAAAGGCGTGTGCAGGAAGAGTGACGACTATGGCCACCAGCATGAAAGCTAATCTGATCATACTTCAGGCAACTCCTTCGCGGTTGGATGCATGGCAAATATCCAGCAGCGGACAGTTTTGTCGACGAGACGGCTTTTGGTGGGGTGGTTCTTGTGCAGGCAGCGCGGTGCGCTGCTCAGCCATAGCCCCTGACGCAGGGCGCTGTCGAAGCGTAGTGGGTGGCCGTGCTCAATCAGCAGGCGGGCCAACTCCGGCAGGTTGACTGCCAACAGGCTATCGGCGTGGGCGTGGTTGTAGTCCACTCCCTTGCCATCCAGGAACGCCAATGCCTGCCAGAATGGATCCACTACATCCGGCATCTCGGGCGCGGCGCGGCCCAGGCTATCCAGTTCCGGTGTGGGCAGTCCCATGGCACCGGAAACCTCATCCAACTGCTGGTGGATGGTCTGCCGTAGCGCTGGATCGCGGGTGCGGTACAGTTCCTTAGCCAGGGCGAGCCGGTGGCGGGACAGGGCGATGCGCTGAGTGGTGTTCGGGGCACCGGCGCGGACGGCGCAGCCCTTGGTCCAGTAGTTCCACAGGGCATCGTCGCACTCGTTCTGGTAGCGGACGATCTTCTCTCGCAGCTCGGGCTTCACCTTGTTCGGGCTGATTGAGTAGAGCCAAGCTGGGAGCTTGCGCAATGGTAGGCAGGTCATGCCGTATTGTTTGCCGTCAGCGCCAGTTGTTTCGATTTCCGAAACAACTGAACTGAACCTCTCCATAATCTTGACGTACTGGGCTGCCCAGACCAGCCCCATGTTGGCCACGATAGGCTTCATCGCCACATAGGGTTCGCTGGCTTGCCCGACCAGAACCAGCGTGTCTTCGTAGAAGGGAACCGGGATCAGTTGCTGCGCGGTACTCATGCTTTCTCTCCCTTTGGAATTGCCGGACATTGCACCAAGGCCTGGACGCCCCGACGAATGAAGCTCTGATCAGCCTGACTGAGCCGGCGCAGGTTCTGCAACAAGGCGCGTTCATCGGCGCTGAGCACCAGGAGGCTGAGCAGGTGGCGAAGGCTATTCATGCGCGCGCCCTCCCGGCAGGTGCCTGTTCGGAACTGGCGAGTACCTGGTCGAGATGTTCGGCCAGCAGCCAGAATGCACTGCTCAGCAGCTCCGGCTCGATGGCCTCTTGGTTGCGGGCTGCGGCGAGATAGTCCAACAGGCGTAGGGTGTTCCGTGCGTTGGTGAGGCGCAGATGGTCGTATTCTGTCAGACCGTAGGGGCGTTTTTCGGACAT